CTGCTGTATAAATAGATTTACCATAACGCACCGTGCTATATCTCGAATAAGACCCAGCACTCCAAACCGAGGCTAATTGATAACGTTTGTAAAGATTAAACAATTGGTTATGATTTACACTAACTTCTTTCGCTAATTGCTGAAGGTAAGCCGTTGTTTTAGGTTGTCGTTTATCAGGTGGTAATGTTTCAATAACCTTTTGGCTATAATTAATACTATACATTAGAAATAAAGTTTAAAGAGTTTGTAAAGGTTTGCCCTGTAGTATCTTCCTCAACGATATACCCCGCAATAGTTGGGAACAATCTGCTTATTGTAGTTTTATTTTGTATTAGATAAGTTCCATTTGCAAAGGTTGTAAAGCTATCTCTTACTTTTATATCCTTAATCAAAATATCGTTTACACCTGTTATAGTTCTAATTGCCAATTCTAAATCAGATATTTTTAATTGTCCGTTAAATGATAGGTTTGATAAAAATAATTGAATAGCATTAATAACCGTGCCTTGAATAGTTGAACTATATTGTCCATCGTAGAAAATGTCCGCAGCAATATAAACTCTGTCTGCATCTTGTGAAATACAATTATATTGCACTCCTGCAACTCCTAAAGCGTTAATGTATCCTTGAAGTGCTCCAAGTTCCGCAACACTTAACGCTACTGGCGGCTCACTCTTTGCAACTTTTACCGTTACTTTGTTTGATATTGTTGTAACTACAGAACAGCGTGTAATAATTCGCAAAGAAGCATCTACGACATTATAAGAAGGTACTAAATTGTTTATCTGTATGATTTGCGGATTTGTAGCGGAGTATTGAAACTCGAATATTTTTTTAATTAACCAACTCGCTGTGTTTGGGATTGCTTGGCTTAAAGCTGTTTCGTTTTCTGTTTTAAAAACGTCAATAATTTGCTCTAATAATAAAATACTAACAGCAATTACATAAGAGAAAAGCCTCCAAATTGCACGGGTACTTGTGCTGTTTGCTTCCGCTAATTCGGGAGTGTTTTGAATATTTGCAATTATACTCGCTTGTATTTGTTCAATCGTTCTTGCCATTTCTTAATTGTTTTCTAGGTTAGTTGTTCCTGTTGTGTAATATTCTTGAGGCTTTGACGTTTCGTCTATCCAATGCGCTTTAAATTGTATTTTGTAATGATACACGTTTGAGTGCTCAAAATCTTGTTCCTCGCTAACCTTGGTAAAGATACTGCTTTTATCGGACTTAAAATGTGAAATTGATTTAACTACCAAATCCCGTAATGAAAAAATATTAAAGTTTTCATCCATGTTAGAGCCGTTATAATAATCTTGTCCTATGTGGATAGTAATATCAATGTCCGAGCCTTGAATATATCCGCCTATTGCCTGAGTGTCGTTTGTTTGAACTTCAACCAAAGCGCAAGGCATAGGGAACGAATAAAGCGAACCGTCCTGCATGTATTGAAATTGATTATTCCAAATAGTAACAAACTTCAATTGTTCAATTAATTTTAGTCGGTTTATTATTTGTTGTATTATATCCCCCATATTTTATTTACTTTTTGATTAATTTTTAATAATAGCTTCTTATAATTCAGCAGTAGTTCCAACGAATTGACGTTGTGGTATTACAATATCGTGCGGCCCGACTTTTACCTCTGTTTCAAAATTTCCTTTCCCTTTTTTAGCAAATCTTGTTTTATTAGTAGATTTTGTAATTTTGAAATTCATTGTTTTTACACTTGATTTTTTATGAATTACACCGCCCTCATTTTGAATTTGTGCGTAAGGATTATTTACTACCAATGTATAAGATAAATTACTATTTTTTACCCCTGTACTTACCGAGTTTGCAACGTCTTTTCGTAACCTTCCTGATCTTTTACCTTGTAAGATTGCTCTCGTGCTTCCTCCTGTTCGAATATCTTTCTTCGTTGGGTTTGTTCTACGCTTTACGTCCCTCCATGCTTTACCGTCAAAACCCTGATTTTTAAAGTTAGACATAAACTCGTTCTTTGCCACGTTGGCTAAGTCTAACGATAAGTCCAAAGATTTGATTTTCCGCTCTATTTGTCCGAAATTAAATTTATTCGCCATCGTCTACTAATTTTAAAACGCTATCTAAACCTTCTTTTGGAATATCGAAGTAAGGGTGTGTTTCATTAAATATAGCTTTATCACGATACGGATTGCTATTAAATAAATCCTCTCTTTTGTCGTCCATTTCTTTACTGACTTCATCGGCTTTTGTTTGTGGTGTTAATACTGCATCAAACTCATCTAGTTGCTCAATAGTGCATCTACAGTTAAAATGATTTAACGGTGTGTTGCTATCCCAAAAGCTATCCGCTACTGGTAAACAAATCCCGTCTAAAGGTAAACAAATCTCACTTGTTTGACTATCTATTACGGCACTATATCTTAAAAATGGTAATGTTTCTTTTTGTTGTTCTATTTGTTCCCAACGTTCAACCATTTGCGCCTGTCCTATTGTAGTGCTATATTCTGTTTGTGCCCATTGTTTATAATATTGGTCAAAAGTCTTTTCAGCTTCAATCGAATATTCTTTAAATGTTTTAATATCTCCGTTATCTTTTAATAAACTTAATTCTCTAACGCTATGGTAAACTTTACAACCCGAAAATATCTCTAAATTAGAGGTAAGCTCTGCAATCATTGATTTGCTTATAGTACCTTCTATTTTGCCAAGCCCCCCAATTAAAAACGCTGAAATAGCTTTATACAAATCTAAAGGAAGGCTATCGACATCGATATCACCCGCATAGATGCCCTCCAATAGATTGTTAATTTGCTTTTCAGTATATTTCATTATTCTTCCCCGAATAGGTGTTCATCTAACAATAATAATTTCGCTTTATCTCGAATATCCACGCCATCTAAAAGATTTAACATGTCGCTATATTCTGCAACTGATTTCAATTGTATATCTCTAAAGAATTGTAAAAATCCATAGGTAGTATGTTCCTTGCGTGTGATGATTTCATCGCTTGTAAATTCATACCCTAGATAAAGCGTGTATTCTAAATTATAGGCTTTTTCGATTACATCGACTAAATTTAAAAACGTGCTTTGTGGCGTGTTTATAATTGGCAAAGTTACATCTACATTCCAATCGACTAAAAAGTTTTCGATTTTCTTTGCGTGTACTAATTCATCGGAACTCTCGTTAGCAAAGTATTCTCCTGCTCTTTTATATCCTACGTTGTCACACCAATTAGAAGCGGACCGATAAAAATAATAAGCGGTGAACTCATCTTTTAAGCGAACTAATAACGCATCAATTGTATTTTGATTTAAAGTGTTTGGTTTCATTATTTGTACATATTTTTAAGTTTATCTTTTATGCTTGTTGTCGGTGTTACAATTGGTGCTATTACCTCGGGTGCTACTTCTGCAAGTTTTATTCCTGTTTGCTCCTCGAAATAGTCTTTATCCATTTGAAGTCCTGCTTTTTTGATTTCAACAGCTTGACCTATTACCCTATCGTTATTTTCGTGAACTTCGTGATCGTTTTTAAATTCAAAAATACAATCTTCTGGAATATTAAAACCAAACTTTATTAATCTAGGTATTAACTCGCTATTAATAACATCGGTTATAAATACCCCGTCTTTAGACTGCTTATCCTCCATTGCTTGTTCGCTAGGGCTTTCACTTCCTTGTGTTGCTCCTAATTTACCTGCTGTGCTATCCAATGCGTCTGCGTGTCCTAAAATAAGTTTTGATATTAAACCTTGCAAACGTTTCTCAAAGTTTGCGTATGCTTGCCATGCACTACCAACATTACCGCTTTCAATCAATTCTATTTGGTCATCGATAGCGTCCATTAATATCCATCCTGCACTACCCATATCTTGAAGAGCAGCAGCAAAATTCTCACGCTCTGCTAATTCTGTTTTGTTTGTCTTTCCTACTCTAATAGGCTGACCGAATAACTCTAAAAAGTCGCCATTATATCCTAAAATGTTACGTAAAAAGATTTGATAAAGTGCAACCTCGTAAAATAAGCCGTAACCACTATCGCTAGTGCCTATATCATTCGGAGTGCTTAAATAAATATGCCAATCGCTCCAAGGTTCATCTTTGAACGGTGTACCGCTTAAATTGTAAGCCATATTTGAAACTACATATCTATCAGGCGATACATACCAGCGTTTAGTAACTTTAATATCTTTAAATTGATTATCTACGCAATCCCCTAACTCAATTAAACTATAACCATAAAGCAAAGTATCCAACGAGTGCGAAATAAAACGATTAAACCAAGGCTTATTTAAAAGTTTCGCAACGTCATCGTTAACCTCTCCTTTACTATTTACAATTTGCCAATCTCTTAATGTTGTTAAATCCTTTCGACGTTCAACACACGCCTTTACGTGTCCGTCTAAAATTGTATCGATGTAGATTTGTTGCATTCTAACTCTAAAAGGGTTAAAAGGTCTCTCTGCTTCTTCACAAGCTACTCGCCAAGATAGGGTATCTTGTTTAATACGTGCTAATCTTATCGGAAGTGTTGTTTTTGATAAGTTTGCTTTAGCTTCTTCGCTTTGCACTATATTCGGTACATTTGGTTGTCCGAACCAAAGAAACCCCTTAGGTAATATATTTTTAATTGATGCCATTTAGTAAATGTTTACATTTTTTTCGTTACTACCCCATTGAATAAAGCGTCCTGTTGTTGGCTGTATTTCTAGCCTTGGAGTGACTTCTCCAAGTGCACACATTTTAAGCCATGCAATCGCATTTTCATAACGTGTAATTCTTAACTCTGGGATGTTTCTCGGTGCTATTCTGCTATGCAAATGATATAAAGCAATATCAATAATGTAGTTCAATAGCTGTGGATCTCTTGCCGTTCCCGTTTTATTCAATTCATCGTCAAATAAATACTTTTGGATTAAATAAGAACGAGCCTCTCCAATTGCGGTTAACTCTGCTTGTTGTCTTATTGCCTCATTTTCATTTATTATTTGCTGCAGATTACTATCCTGTATAAGTAATAAGAAATCTTTATTATTTAAGTAACTCATAATCAATGGATATTTTGTTTTTATACTTTGCAAAGATATTACAAAGGTCTATCATTTCATCTTTTTTAACCTCTGTTAAATCCCCTTTCAATTCCTTTAAAAATTGTGCAGCTTCTTTAACTTTCACAAAATTAGAAATTACGCCTGTTTTTTTGTTTACTATGTAGTACATATTTAATATCCTGATTTAGATTTACTTCTACCGATTGTTATTCCCATACTTTTACTACCTCTTTGGTAATTTTGAAACTCCGTATTAAAAGCCGTGCAACAAATATAATCGAATAAATCGGAATAGTGCCCCACTTTTTGAAAACGTGCCCCCGTCTGCGGATTTGTTGCCATTTCTTTTAACTTCGTTCCATCGCTTGCCTCTTTCAATCCTATGAAATCGCTTATTGCAGTCTTGCAATTCTCTCCGATTATTACCTTTATGCCGTCGAAATTCTTTTCAAAGATAGTATTAATAAAATTACCACGCATAACTACACTAGGGTTACTTGCCTGTACTCTGTTACGTGGTTTAAATTGTGCTAGGTTATCTAATATCAATCGATAAAAATTATAACCGTGTTCCAATTTAGTATCCGATTTGTTAGCCGTTGCGTCTCCATAAACAAACATTCCGCTTTCGTGCCCTTGGTATTTTCTTATGATTTCATTACATACGGCTTTAACGGTGTTGTTCGGACTAACTCCGCTTATCTCGTCAATCATTCTCAATTCTTTACCCTCGATTTGAAAGATACCACAAGGCAAATAAGGGTTAACGTTGTCATCCCAGCTAATGTGAAGCGGTAAGGATGGATTATAGTTAGTATGTTTAACATGTTGGTCTATTTCAAAGCATTTGTAAAACTCTCCACCTGTTTTTAATTGTATATCCCAGTTGCCTTCGACAAATACCATATACTCAAACGTTGGTAAGTTTTTTAAGTTGTCAAGGTAGGCTTGTGGCAAATATGGGTTATCGGTTATTTTTGCAGGAATATAAACCCATTCAGTCGGTAGAGTTCCATTTTTCCATCTGTCATAAATCAATGTTTTAACCCATCCAAATGTAGGGTTACATGTTGCTAATATAACGGGCTTAGGTTGGATGCTGTCTTTTATTATCCAACTCCCTGCACGTTCAAACGCTTTGTAAAATGTTTGTTGTTGGCACTCGTTAATCTCTTCAAATAGAAAGCCATTAACCTCCAATCCTTTCATCCAATCTAGGTCTTTATCCTGGGCGTAATTTTCAGATTTGAATAATATAACGGATCCGTTTGGGTGGTGGTACTCATAAGGGGATTGTCTAACCGTACCACTTGGCTCTATTTTTCTAAACGATGGGATTGTAGTCGTTCTTATTTTCTCCATGTCCTCCCGAATAACGCACCACCTAGAACGTGGGAAAACCTCACACATAATAAGAAGGGCGGACAAACCCCAAACAGATTTACCGCCTCTAATACTTCCGCCGTACATCAAAAAATTATATTTTTCCGATTGCAATAATATCATTGCCTCGGTTTGTTTGGCTGTTAGTTCCATTGTTTAGGGTTTCCGTACAAATCACTATAAGAAGGAAAATTATTTTTAAGTATTTTAGATTGTTTTTTTTTAAATAATTTTACTTCTTTTGTATTTCTACTTTTTTGTTTTTTTTGAGCCATTTAAATCTTGATCTCATTATTACCCCAAATAATTGAATTACCTTTCAATTCGTTTCCGTCGGAAGTAACGTCTATTGCTTGGGATGCCTTGCCCTCTGTTCGGTCGGTAACTTCTTTTAAATAGTTCAATTCCTCAATAGCTTTTTTAACTGCTGCGTAGGCTGCATTTTGTGCCATGGTTTGAGGGTCAAAAACATTAAATTCCTCAATATCTAATCGAATTAATTTATTATACCAATAGCTGATGGATGTTTCTTTACTCCATGCTCCATTT